TGCATCTAATGCTAATGGTTATGTTGGTATATGGCTTAGAAACTTAATAGTTGGTCAAAAATATAGGATTTCTCTAAGAGTTGATAACAATGCTGCTCTTGATGGTGGTTCTTATGATCATAGAGTTCATCCACTAAACAACAATTCAGCTAGAACAAACTTTACTGATTGGGATGGAACTGATACTGGACTTCTTACCGCAGAGTTTATTGCAACAAGTGAAAATGATGATGAATTTTTATTCTATGCCAATGCAATTACAGTCAATGTAAGTGATTTTAAAGTTGAATTAATTGAAAATAATCTTACAAATTATGAAAATAAAATATATACAAATCTAACTAGTATTGGATCTGGAACTCATACATTCAATTATCCAGACATTACTGTTAATATTAGTGGACCAGTTGGTTTAAATGAAATAACATTGCCATCATATTACACTGCAACAGCAGAAGCACTTGTAAAGGGAAAAGTTGATAATATTTTCCTTAAATCTGGAGGAGTTGGATATGGTGTTACGAATATTGTCAATTTTATCAGAAAACCAATTGTTACATTAGTTACTGGAAAAGGTGCAGAATTGCAACCAATTGTAAGTGCTACTGGAGAAGTTGAAGATGTTGCTATATTAAATGGAGGTAGTGAATATACTACTGCACCGATATTAACAATTAATGGAAAGGGTAGATTTGGTAAAATAAGAGCAGATGTTACTAATGGTATTATAACTTCTGTTGAGGTTATTAATAAGGGAAGAGGATATGCTGGTATTACATCTGCAGTAGATCCTACTTCAATTACTGTTACTCCTTTTGGTAGTAAATGTTCATTAAGTGCCGACATTTATCAATGGCAATTTAACAATGTCCAAAGATATGATTGGTTATTAAGTGGAACTAACAAAGACCTGTATAAAGATACTGTACAAATTTCTTCTGAGTTAAAATCAAAAGGAAATAAACTTTGCTCATTCTATGCACCAAAACAAGTAAGAAAAATACTTGGAGATAATTTGAATAATTCAACTTTTGCTGAATTGGATGTGAGTGAACCAGGTGCTGCACATTCTCCAATTATTGGTTGGGCATATGATGGTAATCCAATTTATGGATCTGTTGGTAATTCAAAACCAATACCTGACTCTAGTGGTACTGGTGGAATAAAAAGATTAAAATCAAGTTACGAATTAGATTCAATAGTAAATACTGATCTTAGACCATCTAGTTTTGTTTCTGGATATTTTATACAAGATTATGTTTATAATGGAAAAGGTGATTTAGATGAATTTAACGGTAGATATATTGTTAATAGCGATTTTCCAAAAGGAACATATGCATATTTTACTCCTGTAGATAGTTCTGGTGCTACACCATCTTGGAATCCAGTATTTCCTTATTTAACTTTTAAACATAGAAATGCAACAGATTCTTTTAATTATAGTATTTTCAATAATCAATCAGATAAAGTTATCAATAGTGGAGTTTATACAAGAAATATTACTCCATTAGGATTAAATGAACCATATAGAGATTATCCTTTCCTCTCTGATAGTTTACAATCAAAAGTATCTTTGGAAATAAATGGATCAAAACAATCTGGAATTACAAGTATAAATGTTTTGTCATCTGGAGAACTTTATAGAGTAGGTGATAAAATAAACTTCCCAACAGGTTCTAATATAACTGCTTCTGTAAGTGAAGTTTTAGGAAAAACAGTTGTATCTGTTGCAACTAGTGAAATAGTTCAAAGTAAATTAGCATTTGGATTTAAAGATAGTACTGTAACTGCATTTAGTACTGTTCCTCATGATTATATTAATGGAGATGTAATTGAAATAAGTGGAATTTCTTCTTCATTATACAAGAATATTGAAGGTGATAGAACAATTGGTGTAACTACTGTTACTTCTAAGTTATCTGTTGCTATTGGTAGTACTACTGCAACTGGAATTAATACATTTATTAGAATGTATGATACTACAGTTAGTGATAAATTTGCAGTTGATGACATTATAAAAATTGGAAATGAGGAAATGTTGATAACCTCTAAAGATATTTGGAATAATAAGTATAATGTTATTAGAAAACATAATGGTGTGCAATCTGCACATAGTCTTGATGACGAAGTTGTAGTTAGACCAAAAATCTTTACATTTAATGTAAATCAAAAGTTAGAAAATAAAAACTTACAAACTAAAAAAGTAAGGTATTTGGATGCATCCACAATAACATATAATGGAATTCCATATCAATCATCTGTTGGTATAGGCAGTACTGCAAATAATATAATTGTAGGTTATGCTGGATCTAATCCAATAATAAACAGTTCATCTCCTCGTTCAATTTATCTTCCTGGACATCAATTCAATACTGGAGATAGACTTAGATTAATTCCTGATCCTAATGGTGGAAATATTAAAACATCTACTGTTGCTGCATTAACAGGGGTATATAATTTATCTTCAAAAAATCCTTTATACTGTGTCAAATTAAGTAATGATTATATTGGTATATCTACTACAAAGGCTGGAGTAGTTAATAATTCATTAGTTTATTTCACAAATGCTACTACAGGAAGTAGACATAGATTTGAGACAATTATTGATGAAGTTACAGGAAATTCTACAAAAACTCTTGCAACTGCTATTTTAAATGGACAACATTCATTGAAATCTGGAGATAATTTTAATTTAAAAATTACTCCAAATAAGACTCAAAATTATAAAGCAAAATATAATAATATCATTAATAGATTAACTATTGATGAAAAAACTTTTGCTCATTCTCTTGTTAGTGTTGGTGCAACTATATCTGAAATTAAAATAATCAATCATGGTTTTGAAACTGGTGATGTTGTAGTTTATAATGGATCTGTTCCTGCAGATCTTTTAGATCCACTACTTAATAATGGAATATATCATGTCATTAAATTATCAGATGATGTCATAAAACTTGCAAGTAATTCTTATGACTCAAAACAAAAATTCCCATATAATTTTATCGGATTTACTTCAACTGGATCTGGTAATCATAAATTAGAAAGAATACATCCAAAACTTACTTTTTATAGAGGTAATACTGTAGCAATAGGTATTTCTGACCCAAGTTTAAGTGATTATACCATCAATTTCTACACTGATAATACATATAGATCAAAATTTATTTCCACAGGAATTAAAACTGAAGGAAGTTTTGGAGATTCTAATCCTGATTCAAAGGTTTCCATTTCTGTTGATAATGATTTTCCTTTAGAATTGTATTATAGAGTTGAAGGAGTTGATACAAATTATACTAATACATATCCATCTTCAATTTACACAGAAACTACAATTGAACCAAAAATTGAAGTTATAGAAAGTGAATTTAATAAAAAACATAAGATTGCTGGAGTTGCAAGTACAACAGTAAATTTTGTTATAGCTGGAACTGCGGAAACTACATCATATAGTGGAACTGGATTTAGTACTGCATTTTATCATTCTGATTCTACTAGTATAAGTGGTGGAATTTATAAAGTTAAAGTTTTTGATGGTGGAAAATTAAATACATTACCAATTATATCTTCAGTAGCATCTGTTACAGGAAGTGGAGCAGTTTTAACAGTAGAATCCGAAGATATTGGTGAAATTACTGGTTTAGATATAAAAGATCAAGGTTTAGAACTTACTAATAATAAAACTTTAGCACCACAAGCAGATTCTTATACAATTCTTAAATTAAAAGATACTTATACTTTAAAGGGAATTGGAGTTTCTACAGCTGGACAAAATTATACAATTGCACCAAGAGTAGTTGCAATTGGTAATAGTACATTGTCAACTAAAACAACATTACTTGGTAATTCAGTAGATAAAGTAGAAATTGTCACTAATGATAGTGGTTTTGCTGATACATTAAAAATTATACCAACAATAAATTCTAATGGTGTTGGTGTTATTGAAGCAACTTCTGCAACAGTTACTGGAAATCAAGTTAATACCTTAAGATTAAGAGCACCTGTTGTTGGATTCAATACTGCAAATCCTTTCCCATTTGCAATAAGTGATGAAATTTTTGTTGAAAATGTAAAAATATTATCATCAACTGGTAATGGTTATAATTCTAGTGATTTTGATTACAAATATTTTACTGTTACTGGAATTAATACAATTGCTGGAACAGAAAGTGTATCATATAATATCACTGGTATTGGATCTACTGGAGGAACTTATGACCCTGTTAATAATTTTGGTAGAGTAGTAAAGAGAACAGATTTAGCAACATTTACTCCAGATTTTGAAAGAGTTACATTTATTGAAGGTGAAAAAATTACTCAAGGATCTTCATCTGGTATAGTGGCACAGAAAGGATGGGATCCAGATTCTCAAATTTTGAAACTTAAGAGTGTAAGAGGAGATTTTAGTCCAAATGTGCAAATTGTTGGATCTGCATCAAGAATTAAATCTACTGTTGAGACATCTTATGAATTTGATGTCAATTTCACTGTTGGTGCAACAGCACATAAAGATATAAATTGGGAAACTGACAATGGAAAATTAAATTTTGATAGTCAGAGATTGCATGATAATGACTATTACCAGAGATTCTCATACGCTATTAAAGGACAAGTACCATATGATAGTTGGAAAGAACCAATAGGAAGTTTAGCACATATTTCTGGATATAAGAAATTTGCAGATTATGAAGTTGCTACTACAGAAAATGCTGGAATTACTACTGCAAATACTTTTGTAGAAATAGATGTAAGTGTTGATACTGAGGCATCTGTTTGGAATGATAGTCAGTATGATTTTGCAACAGAAGATACTAGTACTACACAATTATCTAAGATTATTAGTTTCGATTCATCGATTATTACTGATTATAATGAGTCTGTAACTAATAAAGTTTTGATGCTTGATGATATTAGCGATCAATTTACTGGCAAAACTTCTACATTTACTGGAACTCATATATTTGTTAGAGATGAACTTGCTTTAACTACTGGTGCAATTACTAAAGTTAGTGGTGGTGCTGGACTTGCAGCAACTACTGGTACTGCATATAATCCGCAAAGTGGTATATTAACCATAGTTACTACTACGAATCATGGACTTAATACTGGAGATAAAATTACAATTGCTGATAAAACTCTAACATTTACTTGTGATAAGGATGCTCATCAAACTGAACACCCATATCCAAGATCTACTGATCCTGCATCAACTTCAAATGCTGCTCTAAGTAATGGTAAGTTGCCAATTACGAAAACTAATGCAACTACATTTACTGTAGACGTAAGAGGATATTCTGCAATAGTTGGTGGACAAATAGTCGGAATGACTACATTCTCACTATATTCTGGTGGTGAAACTGCATTTATTAAAGCATTTAATCCTGCAACTGGTATTAATACATCAAATAATCAAGAGATTACCATTAATGATCATGAATTCCATACTGGAGAAAGATTGCATTATTCTGGTGTTGGAAATACAGCAATTGGCATTGTAACTACTAATGTCGCTGGAATAGGTAATACTAATATTCTTCCGTTAAATGTATATTCAATTAGACTTACTAAAGATAAAATTAAGGTAGCAATAAGTACATCTAATGCTGCTGGTGGTTTAGGAGTAACTTTTGTAAATGTTGCAGGTGTTGGAACTAATCATACTCTTGCAGTAGAAACTGAAGCAGCAACAAATAGAAGTATGATTAGTATTGATAATATGATACAAAGTCCAATTGCAAGAAAAATTCTTCCTGTTGGATTATCAACAAATGTTGGTATTGGTACGACTGTGATTAGAGTAGTTGATCCTTCTTCAATTGAGGGCAAATCTTTACTTAAGATAGGAGATGAGATTATCAAGGTAAACTTGGTAGGTGTAGGTGCTACAAACACTTTGAATGTAGTTAGAGGATTCATGGGTACTGTTGCTGCTGCACACACGGTTGGTGCCTCTGTAACTGCCCTTTCAGGAGATTATAGAATTGATAATGGTAAAATACATTTCTCTGAAGCACCTTATGGTCCAGCAGGAATAGGTACTTTAGTTACAACTTCATCATTTAGCGGAAGATTATTCTATAGATTGAATTATGATAATAACTTTATATTTGATGATATTTCTGAACAGTTTACAGGAATAGGTCAAACATTCAATCTAACCAGTAATGGACAAACTGTAACAGGTATTGCTGGAATTAAAACATCTTACGGTGCTGTTTTAATTAATAATATATTCCAAAAACCATTCTATGGTGATGTTGGATCAGTTTCAAAATCTGATTATCAAATTGTTGGTACTGGACAAACTATAACATTTACTGGATCATTTAACAATGAAGGTAATGTTTCTGTTGGCGATAGTACCAATTATCCAAAAGGTGGTAGAATTAATGAATTCGATGTCACCACTGGAAAGAATTTCCAAGCACCTTATGGAGCAGTTGCAAATATTGTGGTATCTGCTGCAGGTACAATTACATCAGTTGGTTTGATAACTGGTGGACAAGGTTATATAAGAACCCCAAGAGTTTCTATAGGAACTACTGATAGGCATTTTGATCATACATTTATAGGATCTGCTAATAATTCAGTAAATGTAACTAGTGGTCCTCAACTAACACCAACTGGTGCTGATTACAATTCACAAACAGGAGTTTTAACATTAACAATTAACGGTCATGGATTAACAACTGCTAATACAGTTACTCTTGATAATAATTCCTTGACATTTAGATGTTCTAGAGATAACTATGCAACAGATCATACCTATCCACGTACTACCGACCCTGTTGCAGGAATAACAACTAATATTACTGCATATACTGACAATACTATTACTCTTAATATTGGAGTTGGTGGTGGAGTTGATGCTGTAGTTACTGCTTCAGTAACAGCAGGAATAGTAACAGCATTGACATTATCTAATCCAGGAACTGGTTATACAACGGCAGATCTTCCTACTATTACAATTGATCCTCCACACCCATATAAAGATTTAGCTTTAACTGGTGGTTCAGGAACTGGTGCTGCAATGGATGTTGTTGTTGGTACTGGTGGTAGTGTGATTGCATTTGATATGACTAATCGTGGAAAAGGATACTCTGTTGGTGATGTACTATCATTAGATCAATTACCATATACTGCTGGAGTTAGTACGCTTCCATTTAGAGTAACAATAACAAGTAGATACCAAGATAAGTTTGCTGGATGGTCATTTGGACATTTATTGGAATTAGATGATTTTAGTAATCTCTTCAATGATTATAGAAAATCATTCTTATTTACTAGAACAACAAACGAGAAGGATTATTATAGTATTGTTGCTAGAGAAGGTTCTGGTATAACTTTAGCAAATAATTTGTTTATCTTCATCAATGATGTTTTACAAAGACCAAATATAGATTACGAATTTACTGGTGGTACTAGAATAAACTTCTTAGAAGCACCACGAGCAGGTAGTTCTTGCAAAATGTATTTGTATGTTGGTTCAGATGATGATTTTGTTGCTATTGATGTTGACCAAACAATAAAACCAGGAGATGTTCTTAGATTACAACCTTGGGATAATATTTCTGGACAAGATCCAAGAATTGTTTATGAATTAATTTCTGCTGATACTGTAGAGACACAAACATATTCTGGAGTTGGTATTATTACAGATTCCACTCTTAAGAGACCAGTTGATTGGAGAAAACAAACTGAAGATGTTATTATTGATGGAGCAAGAATAACTAAAAATAGAAATTATTTAACAGCACAAGTTTATCCTACTAGTCATATTATTAAATCTGTTTCTGCTACTGATACTAAACTTTATCTTGAAAATACATATCCAATATTTAAAGATATTGATGATACTTCAGGAACAAGAAATAATATTAGAATAGTAGGTCTTGGAACTACAGCAGTTACTGAAGATATTCAAAATGTTACATATACTGGAGATTATGGAATAATTGTAGGTATAGGAACTAGTGCTACTGGTATCGGTTCTACTGCTTGTGGATCTTTAATTTTAGATCTTAAACCTCATTCAAATATTATTAATCTTAGTGGTAAGGGAAGATCTGGTATAACTACTGGGGATTACTTTGTTCTAAAAGATTCTATAATAGGTACTGGTGTAACTTCTCTTGGTATAAACACAAGTACTACAGTTGCTATTGGAACTGCATTTATAGATAATGTCTTCTATGCAAATCATTATGTTTCTGTTGGATCTTCGATCCTTCGTGTATACACCAATGTAAAAGATGTATCTGGAATAATAACATCTACTTTACCAAGTAGTGTTGAAAGATACGCAAGTTACAGTTGGGGAGCAATTGACGTTACAAGGACGACAAGTTCTCATGCATTTGAGTTCTTTAATCGGAATGGTACAGCAGGTATTGAAACGTCTGCTCATGTTTCTAGGATATCTCAATTGAGGTCATCTTATTAACTCTTAATCATATAGTATAAATAATCAAAAAACTACAGCAATGCCAGCTATAATCACTGACC